ATACAAAAAGTTGATGGGGTGTGGACGCAGGTATGGGAATCGCGACCGTTAGATCAAGATACAGCTTCAGCTAACGTGCGGGGCCACCGGGACAACCTATTAAAAGCTTGTGATTGGACGCAGGTTGCCGATGCTACTGTAGACAAAGCCGCATGGGCCGCGTACCGACAAGCGTTACGCGACATCAGCGCTCAAGAAGGGTTTCCGTTTGATATAGTCTGGCCTGCTAAACCGGCATGATTGACCCAATCACCGCCTTTACCGTCGCCACGACGGCGTTTAACACCATCAAAAAGGCGGTGGAAGTTGGGCGTGAGATTGAGGATGTCGCGCTCTATATTGGTAAGTTTTTTGGGGCTAAGGCCGACATAGCCAAGGCAGAAGAAAAAGCCAAAAACCCACCGATATTTAAGAAGCTGCTATCTGCTGGATCGGTGGAAGAAGAGGCACTACAGCTTGTGGTGCAGCGGCAGAAGCTGGGCGAGATGGAGCGCGAGCTCCGCAGCATGATCATTCTGCGCTATGGGCAAGAGACGTACCTTGAGATGATGCGCCAGCGGGAAAAGATTGCGATGGAGCGCAAGCGGGTTGAGTTACTACAGAAGCATAAGCGGCAGGAGTTTTTTCTTGCTGTTTTCTACACCGGGCTTATTGCTGCGCTATTAGCCGCTTTGGCTTGGCTGGTGATGATATTCTTTGAGATGGTGGGGAAAGTATGACGGCTAAAGATCTAGACGCTTGGCGCATCGTACCGAGGTTACTAATTTTGAGTTACATGTTGGTCTTCTATAAGACCTGTACGTGGTTCATGGAGCTGCCCGATCCGACCAATGCCCAAGCCGGGTTTGTGTCTGTGATTGTGGGCGCTGGCGCGGCGTGGTTTGGCTTGTATGTCAACAGCGGCCCGAAGATGCAGGGAGGCAAAGATGCTTAGTGCTCTGATTGGCCCGGTGACGGGTTTGCTGGACAAGTTTATCGAGGACAAAGACCAAAAGGCAAAGCTGGCGCATGAGATCGCCACAATGTCGGAAAAGCACGCCCAAGAGCTGGCAGTGGGGCAGCTTGAGGTCAATAAGGCAGAGGCGTCCCACCGGTCGGTTTTTGTATCTGGGTGGCGTCCTTTTGTGGGGTGGACATGCGGGGTTGCCCTAGCGTGGCACTTTGTGTTACAACCACTCGTAATCTTTACAACTGCGTACTTCGGAGTTACACTTCCAGCACTGCCTGCGTTCGACATGGACAGCCTCATGACGGTGTTGTTAGGCATGCTTGGTTTGGGGGGTCTCCGTACCTATGAAAAGCAAAAGGGGTTGACCAAATGAGCTTTGAGCTATCGCAGCGCAGCTTAGAACGGCTTGAGGGGGTAGAAGATAGCCTCGTCGTGGTCGTTAAACGTGCTATCCAATTGACTAAGGTAGATTTCGGTGTGTCCGAAGGTCTGCGCTCGGTGCCCCGTCAGATGGAACTCGTCGCTCGCGGCGCTAGCAAAACCATGAAATCCAAGCATATCGACGGCTTGGCTGTGGACTTAGTAGCCTATATATCGGGCCGGGTGTCGTGGGAATTAAATCTTTATGACGACATAGCCGACGCTATGGCTGCTGCTGCCAAAGAGCACGGGGTTACTGTCCGCTGGGGCGGCGCTTGGCACATTGACGATATTGGCACGTGGCAGGGCAAGATGGAAGACGCCATGACCACATACATCGACCTGCGTAGGTCGCAAGGCAAACGCCCGTTTATTGACGGGCCACACTTTGAGCTTATGTAATGAACACCATCATTGCAGTGCTTATCTTCGTGGCTGGCCCGGGGAATTCATTGCAGGTGGCGCATAAGTTGGAAGTGCCTGACGAAAAGAAATGTATGGAATTGGTAAGAGAAATTAACCTTGACAAATCGACGCCGTTTGTAGCTGCGTGCTACTCTGATGTGCGTGTTCGGGGATCTTAAATGCCATTACAAGCGCTTAAATTTCAACCCGGTGTAAGACGTAACGCCACCACTTTATCTAATGAAGGTGCATGGTTTGAGTGCGATAAAGTGCGTTTTCGTGGTGGTTTGCCTGAGAAGATTGGTGGCTGGACAAAAGATGGCGGCCCGCTTGACGCTACGCTGACTCCGCCGACTGGGAGGTTTTGGGGTGTTTGTCGTTCGCTGTGGAACTGGATTACCCTAAAAGGGAACAATCTACTCGGCCTTGGCACAAACCTTAAATTTTATATACAAGATTCCACCGACGGATATTTGTATGACATCACGCCGTTGCGTGCTACGTTCACCTCTCCTGATACAGATAACTGCTTTACTGCCACGAATAACTCGTCGATCATCAATGTAAATATTACGGGGCACAATGCCCAAACTGGCGACTTTGTTACGTTTAGTGGTGCTGCTGGGCTTGGTGGCAGTATTACCGATGTCATCCTCAATGCTGAACACCAAGTAACCTACGTAGATTCAAACAACTTCACTATCACGGTCTCTACTACGGCTAACACAACTGATGCCGGTAACTCTCCGGGTGGTGGCACCTCTATAACCGCCGCTTTCCAGATTAACAGCGGTAACGATGTTGGGGTAAGTTTAAACGGTTTTGGCGCGGGAACTTGGGGCGGGTCGGTTACCGGCACTACTGTTACTACGTTAAATGGTGCTTTAAACGATTCGGATACCACTATCGCGGTGACCAGCACAGCGGACTTTGATGGTTCTGGAACGATAATTATTGACTCTGAGTTAATTACTTACACCGGCATAGCTGGCAACACGTTTGATCCGTGTACTCGTGGCGCACTTGGAACATCGGCGGCTTCTCATAGTTCTGGGGCCACGGTTACTCAAGTCACAAGCGATTGGACTGGATGGGGGCAATAGTCGTCCATTGCGCTTGTTTCTGCGCCATTACGCTTATGGAGCCAGATTAACTTTGGCGAGCGGCTTATATTTAATGCGCGCGGGGGCGCTCTATATTTGTGGGTGCCATCGTCAGCCACGGCTACATATACACGCGCTCAGATTCTGTCGTCAACAAACACTAATACACAAGAAGGCGTGGCGTACTGGACGACTGATACCAGTTGCCCCAGCAAGTGCAACATAGTGCATGTAAGCGATTCGTCGCGCTTTGTTATCGCATTTGGTTGTAATGATTACTTTGATACCACGTTGAATCCGTTGCTGGTGCGTTGGTCGGATCAAGAAGATTACGCCACATGGACACCCGCTGTCACTAACCAAGCGGGTAGTTTTACGCTCTCGGCTGGGTCTGAAATTGTTGCGATCAAACCACAGCGCCAAGAGATTTTGGTCTTTACCGACGCCGCTGTGTACTCTATGCAGTACCTCGGCGCTCCGTATGTGTGGGGCTTTCAGCAAGTTGGTGCAAACATATCTATTGTCGGGCCAAACGCCGTAGCAACCGCAGCTACCCTCACCTTCTGGATGGGCGAAGACAAGTTCTATTACTATGATGGTCGAGTAAATACGCTGCCTTGCCCGTTATGGCAGTGGGTGTTTTACAACATTAGCAAGGATCAGCATTCTCAGGTGTTTGCCACTACCAATGAAGGTTTTGACGAAATTTGGTGGTTTTACTGTTCTGAAGGATCAAACACAATTGACCGCTATGTTGTGTTTAACTACACCGACAAGATTTGGTACTACGGCAATCTAGACCGCACCGCGTGGCTCGATACCCCATTGCGTAATAACCCGGTGGCTACTGGCTATGCTGGTGTCAATGGTGAGTTATACAACCATGAGAGCGGGGTTGATGCCGATGGTAGCGCCATGACGGCCTATATTACGTCTGCGGATTTTGATTTAGCAGATGGGTATCAGTTCCAGTATGGCTGGCGCATGATTCCTGATGTTAAGTTTGATGGCTCTACCACTGCTGCGCCTCAAGTAACAGTCAGCTTGACCCCACGCCAATATCCGGGCAGTAACTACGGCACGGCTGAAACAGGGGATGTGGTTAGCGCTAATAACTACACAACGACCCGTCAGTACGAGGTGCAGAGATTTACTGACCAGTTACCGATCCGTGTGCGTGGCCGTCAGATGGCGTTCAAGATCGAGTCAAACACACTTGGAACCCAGTGGCAACTTGGCGTGCCGCGCATTAACCTGAAACCAGATGGGCGTCGCTAATGGCTAGAGTGCTGTTAGATGGTGTTGCACCGCCTCGACTACCTTCAGCTGGGGATGCGTATAGCCAGCAAGAGATGGATCAGTACAGTAACGTGCTGCGTCTGTACTTTAACCGCCTAAATAATTTAGTATCTTCTGTTACCGGGGTTAACGGCGGTCAGTACGTGGACTGCCCCAATGGGCTGTTTTTTAATACAGCATCCCAAACGCTCGCGATTATTAATACAGGCTACCCAATAGTTTATAACAATACCTACCTGAACAATGCTGTAGATAGAAACGCCACGAACCCGTCCCGCATAGAGATCGGGATTAGCGGTATTTATAACTTCCAATATAGCGGGCAGCTTTTAAGCACAAACGCTAGCGCTAAAACAGTTTGGATTTGGTTGGTAAGAAATGGTACGCCGATTGGCTACTCTACTAGGGCTTACACCTTAGAAACCAACAACCACTACCGTTCGGTGAGCTGGAACTTCAACATCGACATGACGGCTGGGCAGTACCTCGAAATTTACTGGGGTGCTTCTGACCTCGACGTCACCCTGACG